AAGCTTTCTCAATTCAATTTTTAAATGTTCTTTGTCTAAATCTGTATCAACAGCTTCAACATACGAATCAAGTAGCTCCGTAGTATCTTCTAGGGAAACCTTCTCGTCTTCTACGCTGTCTCCTAGATACTCTTCAAAGGACTCTGCTATTTTGAGTTCATATGTATCTATGCTTTGTAATCTATCAATAAACTTATCGAACATATACAAGTCATTTTTATTTATAACAATGAGTTTAATGAATTTCTTTTCGAATTGTTTCATATCTACTTTGTCATAATCAATTTTAGTGTCATCATATATTACTTTCTTAAATATCGTAATAGGATTCCTTACCGCTTCAAGTTCTCTTGTCTCAGTATCAAGTACATGAAAATACTTAGGGTCATCTACATCAGCCCAGGTAAATTCCATTTGACATCCTAAATAATGCACATTGCCTTGGTGTGATTTAGTGTGGAAGTGACCACTTAATACTGATTCAAATCTTGAAAAGATATCTGCATTCATTCCATGTGGATTAGGTATACCTGCCATCATATCAAATCCTTTTAATTCAAGGTGAGCACCAAGAATTGGAGCATCGCATTTCATTGCAAAATCAATATAATCTTTATAGTTAGCATTATTAATCCAAGGGATGACTGCAACTTTAAGACCATCATAATCCAATACAGTTGGCTTCATACATATATTTACATTTGAAGTAAAGTAACCTAATAGCTCTTTTAATGAACATAATTCATTTGTATTCTTATAATATACATCATGATTACCAGGAATAATATCCATAGTCATACCATATTCTTTTAAAGGTTCTAGGAAATGCTTACGATTAGTATTTAATGCTTTAAAGTTTACAAACTTACGATGCTCATAATAATCACCTAAATGTAATACATTCTTAATACCATGTTCTTGACAATATGGAAAAAATATTTCACTATAAAATCTACCTTGGTATTCTAAAAATATATCAGATGAATTTCTTACACCGCAGTGTGTATCATTTAATATAGCTACCTTCATAATCCTAACCTTGCTTTTCTAAGAGCTTTACGATATTGCATAGCGATTTTTTGATCACGAGCTTTTAACATAACTCTATGTGGTTTACGTTTAATTTCTTTGGCAAACAATTTTCTTCTTCTTGTTTCAGCCCTTTGTTTTTGTTTAGTACTTAATTTTTTCATTGCATAAATAACTCAAGTTTTTCTCTTTGCTTTTCTTCTTTTTTAAATACCTTGATAGCTTCATCCTTAGTTCTGACTTGACTAATTCTTTGTCTTAAAGTATCTACATAAGCCATAGTTTCTTGAGCTCCGGATTCGTCCATACCCATTTGTGTAAAGTCTTCAATACCCATCTTTTCAATAAACTTAAACTTGATATCTTGTTGTCTTTTCTCTTTAGTAATTCTTCTGATAAAAGCAAAGTAACAAATTTGAGTAAAGTATGAGAATGCATTTGGCTTACCAGTTCTTGTTGCTGTTTCGATATTATAATTACCTATAGCCCTTAAACAGTTTTCCACTGCATCCATTACCATTTCTTCACGATAAGTATACCTCACGAAGTTCGGTCTGTGCGACAGTCCCTCGGCAATTTTGATAAAACATCTTGCGATATAATCAGTTACCTTTGGAATGTCTTGTTCTTTTGATCGAGCTTCCTGGACATTTACTGCATAATCGTAAACTGCCTGGGAGAACTCCTTGTTATTTACATAATGTGCTTTATTTTTAGCTTTCGCTGCCATTACAATTCCTCCATAATAGATTATATTATACCATAGTTTTGCTGAAAAGTAAACAGTTAATTTTTTTTAATTATTTTCAATTTAGCTATTTACATTTACTCAAATGTGTGGTATAATAATATAGTATACCGGGGAGGGTAGAATATAAAGAATTAATGTATCGTTTCTGGTACATCAGATTCAGGCTCAACCTCATCAGCATACTTTTCAATCAATCTTTGTTCATATTCTTCAAGTATTTCCTGTTCTGTACGGTGTTTCTCGGGAACATGACTTTTCATTGATAATGCAAGTTTCACATAGCTTTCCTTAGCAAGGTCATTTATAGAGACATGTTGTACTACATGGCTTTTCAATACTTTAAATAACTTAGCATCAGAAAATGGAAACCACGGGGAAAATTGATAACTGCCCAAAATATTAGATGATACTGTAACCGGTCTTTCGAGAATCCAATTGTCATTGTTTTTCACTGATACTAGTGCAACGATCTCATCTCCATTAACGAGTTTAAAGTGTCTTATATTGAGTGCTTTTATACTTTCCTGCATATTATTATTTATAAGTTATAATCAAACAACTTATAGTTAAACTTTTCTTTACTGTAAATTTTTATTCTTTCTGCCGCATGTTGTAATGTATAATTCTTTTTAGATTTCCAATGTAAATCATCTGCTATATCATATACAACAGTATCTATACCATCATTACTCTTTCTCAATCCTCGTCCGATCGATTGGAGAACCCTAATTTGCGACTTACTAGGTGAAGCAAAGATGATGTTATGTAAACGCTTAATATTAATGCCTGTAGAAAAAGTGCCCATACTAGCAACGATAATTGCATCTTTTTGGGTCTCGGTAATCTCACGGATTTGTTCCCTCGTGTCGACATCTGTTTCTCCTGATACATAAAAAAGCTTCCTATTATTATTTATCTTTTCTTGTAACATAGAGTGCAATGGTTTACCATGTTTTTCTACATATTGAAATAGTATTAAGGTATTACCATTCTTACATGTTTCATTTGCCAAATTACATATAAACTGATTACGTTCTTCATACTTGACTATAAAATCAAGTTCATCTTGGTATTTTAGTGCTGATACTATTTTACATATCTCATCACTATATTTAAGTAAACATATTTTGATATTTAATTGTGATAAGTCCTGATTGTCTATTAATTTTTTCGTCGTCGTAACCTGATATACTGGACCAAATAAACCTTCCAATACAAGCTGATGTGTTTGTGAACCATCAAGAGTTCCAGTAGTTCCTATACGGTATTTTGCCTCAGTACATTTTTCCATAATAGATGTTAATGATTTTGCTTTAAAGTTATGTGCTTCATCACCTATTACCATACCAAAATCTAAGAACCATTGACCAGGTAACTTATATATTGATTGCCATGTACTAATTAATACTCTTTGTTTTAATCCAAACTTTTCTTTACCTGAATATATCCTATGACAATTATCCTCAACGCTCCATTGATCTGTACTTGAATAGTCAGCAAAGTCTGAATACATTTGTTCTACCAATGAAGTAGTAGGTACAATAATTAATATATTCTGATCAAAGTATTCTAAAAAATATCTTATGGCTAAATATATGATCAAGCTTTTGCCAGAGGCGGTTGGTGACAATAATAAAGATTTTTCATTTGATAGTGACAGCGAGAGTGCATCGAGTTGGTAGTCTCTAGGGATAATACCTTGCCCGTTCACCGAAAGGCTTATATCCTTCAAAAAGGCTTCGAGGTCAATTTTAAGTTGTTGATCTAAGGTACTATATTTTGGTGATTCTACCACTTCTAGGTTATAACCACGCACAGAGCAAAACTCTTCAAGGTATTTATGTAATCCACAGTATAATGTTTTCTTTCTTTGGTCAAATAACCTTATTTTTCCATCCCACATACGATTACGGTATGCAGGCATGAATTTATAACCAGGTACAAAGAAACAAAAGTGTTCTGATAATTCCTTTTCAATGGAAGGTTCACACTGTACATTTAAGAAGACTTCATTCTTCTTTTGTATAACAATATTGTCCATTAGATTCCGCTAGTGAATTTTCTCCATTCAATCATGTTCTTAATGTTCTGATGTCTCCACTTAACATTTTCAAGTATTTCTTTTAATGTTGAACAAAGTTCTTCTAGATATTGCATCTTAGCTTGGTGTTCCTGAATGGCAGGATCTGAATCATAATAATAATCCATATCTCCTTTAAGTACTGTAAGTCCTTTAAGCGGATCATAGTCCCACCCTTTTTCGTCAATATCTTCTTTACTCATCTTGCCATTAAGATGTAACCATTTGTCCCTAAGTAGCACCTTAAATTCAAGTTCGAGTTTTTTAAGCTTTAAACGATTTACAGAAAGTAATTCGAGATATTTGGAATGTAATTTTGCGGATTGTCTTGAAGCCTCATCCAAATTCATGTCATCTATGACTGAGTCTTCTTTCCACATTTTCAGTATTTCTTGCAAATTATTCATATTATATATTATACCACAGTTTTATGAAAAAGTAAATAGTTTATTCGATTTCAAAGTATGTATATGCAAAAGTTATATCAACCTGTGCAAATTCTGTATCACCTTGTGTATTAAATTCTATACCACCCAATGATGTAGGGAATACACCCTTAAATCGAATTTGTTTATTTACATTATTATGAGAGCTGAGTATAAGCAAAGTAGCGTCTTCTTTAAAATCTTCGCTATTACCCTTTTGAGCTATATTATGTAACCAATTAAATGTTTCAATATAGTTTTCCATATCCTCAGTTACATTTACTCTTAAGGTTAAATCATCAAAACTTAACCTATCGCCAGTTACTGCTAAGTTAACACCTCTATGTCCAACATCTATTTGTGTTAATCCTACAGTTGGTAATGATGCGCCAATGCAGAAATATTCTAGGTTAGCATACCTTGTACTATTAATTTTAAATTGAAATCCAACTGGTGTTAGAAAGTTTTTGTTTGTTGTTAAATTGCTCATATATCTATTTATAAACTTGTGCTGTTAAGTAATAGTATTTATACAACAAAAAAAGGGACTCCGAAGAGTCCCCTTAAATGATTAGATTTTAATCTAAGCTTATGCTGATTCCATGATTGCATCAACTCTGAATAGTCTAAAGTATTGGTTTTGTCTGTCTGTACCAGTACCTGCACCAGCTACGAATGGGTTAGCAACCATTCCGTATCTAGTTTTGAAGCCTATTCTTGGTTGGAAATCTTGCTCACCAACTGCTTTAACCATTGTTAATGGAACGTATGGGCAGTAGAACATACCAGCGTCATACGGGTTTGTTCCTCTATAACCTACGCAAGCATAGTCGGATACTGCATACGGATCTACATATACTTTTACTCTACCGTTAAGAACACCAGCAAATGTATTACCTGTGTCATCAACGTTTAAGTTTGCACTTAAAGCAGGAGTATAGTCTAATAGACCAGCTGCTGCTAGAGCTGAAGCTACGTCTGAAGAAACGATTACAAAGTTACCTTTGCCTCTTCTTGTTTCTTTAGCAATAATGTTAGCTTCTCTTTCGATCTGCATGATAAGACCTTTGAACTTCTCAACCATCCATCTGCCGTCTGAATCAGTGTCAACACTAAATGCACCTTTTAAAGTAACATTTGATTGTTGTGCACCTAATTTAGCTTTTTCTAGGATTGTTCTAATAAGCTCTCTATTGATTTCCGCTAGGATTTCAGAAGAAAGAATATTAGCAAGTTCACCTTCAGCGTCCAATCCGTGGATAGCTTTAAGGTCTTGTGCAAGTTCCATTGTATACTCAGCTTTTAAAGCTCTTGATTGAGCTGTAACAGTTGTCTTGTCAATTGAGAATGACATCTCATTGAAAGCTGTTCCGCCACTAGTACCGTATGCTTCAACAGCTGCTGTTGAAAGACCTGTACCAAATGCGTGAGTATTTGTCTCATCAGATAAATCTGAGTTTGAACCGGTAGCATCAGTGATACCTTCTAGACCTGTTGGTCCGCCTGCATCATGTGTACCTGTACCTGAGAAGGTTGTATCAGCTTCATCAAATAAAGCTTCAGCACCTGCTTGAGTACCATATCTTGATTTCATTGCAAAGATAAGTCCTGTTGGACCACTCATTGGCTGAACGCCAGCGATATCATAAGCAATTAAGTTAGGCATTGCTCTTCTAACTAAAGAAATAAGAACTGGGTCAAAGTTATCTACTCCACCGCCAGCAACACTGTTAGATGCTGCAGCTTCAGAGATGTAATTACCTTGAGCCTGATATCTTTCTTCTTTTAGAGCAACTTCCTGGTTTTCTAACAATCTAGCTGTAACAGCTTTCTTGTATTGGTTATCAATTACTGGAGCACTTTCGTGTTCTATAACTGGTCCCCATTTTTCCATAAGTTTTGCGTCTGCATTAAACATTTCTGTTTCCCCTTATAATTTATTTAGTAAATTTTGTTATAGCTTGTGTGTATCTAGACATAGAATCTGAAACGTCTACATCGACTGTTCCTTCTCCTAATAGACTATCTACTTCATCAACAGATTCAGTAACTTCTTGTTTGAAGTATGATTCTTTAACAGTTTTCACTTTCATTTCGAAAGTTTCTTTGTTATCGAATTCGATATCTTCAACTAAAGATGCTAATTTCTCTGCTTCAGTTTCAGCAAGCCCTTCTGATAAATCTCTTACAACTTCAGCTCTTTCTAAAACTTGAACTTTATTGTGTAGTTCGATATTATCTTCTGTGGTTTTATTTAAAGTTTCTTCTAGCTCAGTGACTGATTCGTTGAGTTCATCAACTAAGTCCACTTTACCTTCAGGTACTTCGATGTAGTGTTCTTTGAACACACCTTGTAGTGAAGTCATAAACTCTTCAGCAATTTCGGTTCTTAAACCGTTTTGAATTGCTAATTCGTTTTCTTTCATCCAATTTTCAACTACATAGTTAAGGTATGAATCTACCTTTTCTACGAGTGAAGATTGTAAGTCAGATACTTCTTCTTCAAGGTTTTGCGCATATTCACTTTCTAGTCTTTCAACTTCTTGTGATAGTTTAGATGTAAGCACAGCTTCAAAAATTGCTCCAGCCTTTCCTCTGAATTCTTCAGAAAGGGTTGCTTCTTCTTTTACTAATGCATCTAAATCTTCATCAAAATCAACTGATTCTACTTTAGCTTTAGCTTTTGGCTCTACAGCCTTTTTAACTTTCTTTAAAGCAGCATCAACTGATGCGATTGATTCTTCCTCAGAAGTTTCATCAACTTTAGCCATTTTAGCATATAGTTTTTGCGCGTCTTCTTTTCTAGCTTTCTTAAGCATATCTACAGCGGCTTGAATAACACCGGCTTTAGTCTTAGGAATAGTTACGGCTGGAGTTTCCTCTTTTACAGATTCTTTCTCTTCCTCTTCTTCTTCCTCTTCCTCATCACCATGTTTACCTTCTTCAAGTTCTTCAGTTTCCTCGTTGACTTCAACGTTCTCTTCTTCTGAACTCTCCTCTTCTGAAAGTACTACCTCTTCTGTAGCTATGTCTTCTGCTAGTT